TCTTGCAGCAAGTCTGCGACGCTGCAGATAACGTGTTGCTACCTTTCATTTGGAATAACACTAACTTTGCCGTGGCTCACTCAAACGTGGGCACAGTCGGCACAATTTATTTTGATTTTAATGTCCGAGAGATTTACTACGTCGGACAGACAGTAAACATTGAAGGTGCTGGATCGCACTTCAACGGCAACAAGACAATCACAGGCGTCGGCAATCAGAGCATTACAGTCACGACAAGCCATGTCTCAGATACGCCTAAACATCCTTTTAATCCTTATGCCAGCATCAAGGCTTCGACCTATCTTGATCCTGCAACAGTGCCAGCCATTCAAGAAGCTGCACTAATGATTTCGATTGACATCTGGCAATCTCGCCAAGCCCCATCAAGCGGAGGCGTAACAATCGACGGCTATCAGCCAAGCCCGTACCGCATGGGCAATACCTTGCTTGCTCGCGTTCGTGGATTGCTTGCTCCCTACCTTGATCCGAGATCGATGGTGGGCTAATGGCCGCCATATCAACACTTCGCGCAGGACTTGCTTCAGCTCTAGTCGATAACACTAAGTGGTCGGTCTTTTCATTCCCACCATCTACGCCTATCGCTCATAGCGTCATTGTTTCGCCTGCAGATCCCTACATCTCGCCATCTAACGGATGGCACGCAACAATCTCGCCAATGGCGCACTTTACTATTTCTGTCATGGTTCCCTTGCTTGATAATGAAGGAAACCTTAACGGAATGGAAGATAACATCGTGCAGGTTTTTAACTTGCTCGCTGCATCTTCGTACACCTACAACGTCACAGAAGTTTCCGCCCCGGCGGTCTTAAGTGCCGCGTCTGGTGATCTACTAACCTGCAACATCAATATATCAGTCCTAACGAGTTGGAGCTAGAATGTCCGAGTGGGAAAAAGAACAACAAGCCTTCCTGAAGAAAATCGGGCAGGTAGCACCATCAACCAAGCCAGCATCTACCAAGAAAGACGAGGAATAATCCTATGGCTGTATTTCTAAACAATGGAGTAGTAGTCACGGTCAATTCCGTCGATCTATCTGACCATGTAACATCTGTAACTCTTAACCGCACTTTCGATGAGCTTGAAGTCACCGCAATGGGCGACTCAGGCCATAAGTTCGTTAAGGGACTTGAGGCTTCAAGCCTTACAATCGATTTTCTTAATGACACAGCAGCAGGTGAAGTATTGGCTACACTACAGTCAGCCTACGGCACAAACGTTACTGTGACACTTAAGCAGACATCTGCAGCGACATCAGCGACAAACCCACTTTATACAATGACATGCCTAGTCAATAACCTCACCGACATTAACGGTGCAGTCGGCGACCTTGGCACACAATCAGTAACTTGGACTGTCTCTGGTACAGTAGCAGTCACCACTTCATAATCTAAAACAAAGGGGCACAGCATGGCAAAGTTAATAGTCACAATGGCAGATAACACTGTTACCGAGATCGAGATTACACCTCGCCTTGAGTACGCGTTCGAGCTATATGCTAAAAAGGGATTTCACAAAGCGTTCCGCGATGATGAAAAGCAATCAGATGTCTATTGGCTAGCATGGGAAGGCCTTCGACTTAGTGGAGTCACAGTCAAGCCATTCGGCCCAGACTTTCTCGAAACTCTTAAGAGTGTAGAGGTTGCAGAGTCTGACCCTTTGGCCTAGGCAGGGATAGCATCCACTATCTCATAGCTCGATTGAGCATTGAGACGGCTATCCCTCCACAATATTTAATTGATTTAGACCCGTCAATGCTCCAGATGATTCTGAAAGCGTTGAAAGACCGAGCAAAGGAGCAGAGCGATGCCTACAGAGCTAAAAGGCGCTAAGGCGCTTCGCAAAGCTCTGAAGCAATTCTCGCCTGATCTGGACAAAGAAACACGCGATCAGATGATCGGATTCTTAAAGCCGTTAGTAAATAAGGCTAAAGGGTTTTTGCCTTCCAATGCTGACATGCCATCAGGCTTCGTCAAGCATGAAGTAAAGACGGCTACATTTCCAATGTATGACCAGAGCGACGCCAAGCGCGGAGTAGGCTATAAATTGACGCCTACTAAACCCAATCGCAAGGGATGGTCATCAATTATCTCAATTCATAACAGAAGAGGCGCAGCAGTCATTTACGAATGGTCAGGCCGCATAAAAGGAAATACTGGCAATTTCATTCCACGCCTGCCGGGGACGATGGCTGGTAAAGGCAAGATGTCTGGACGTGCCTTATTTAAGGCTTATGATCAAGATCAAGGCAAGGCAAAAGCTGGAGTCATCAAGGCGCTAGAAACAGCCGCCGCTAAGTTTAATGCGAAAGGTATCTGATGGCTGAAGCACGGATTGGAATTGTTGCCGAGTTCTTAGGTAAGAAAGCCTTCGACCAAGCAAGTAAGTCTACGACCGCTTTAGAAAAAGGCGTTAAGAGATTAGGCGGCACTCTAGCGGCAACGTTCGGAGCGCAACAGCTCCTCAAGTTTGCCAAGAATGCAGCGAAGGCATTTATCGAGGATGAACAAGCAGCGACAAGGCTTGCACAATCTGTAAAGAATTTAGGCCTAGCCTTTGAGACTCCACGCATCGAGGAGTTTATTAGTCAGTTATCTCGCGCCTCTGGCGTTACAGATGATCAACTTCGACCATCGATGCAGAAACTTTTGCAGACCACTGGCTCGGTTGCTAAGTCCACTGAGTTGCTTACTCAAGCCCTAGACATCTCACGCGGTTCAGGCGTTGATTTTGAGACTGTCGTCAATGATTTAAGCATGGCCTATGTCGGACAGACCCGAGGACTTCGTAAGTATTCTCTCGGTCTATCTCAGACAGAGCTCAAGACCATGAGCTTTACAGATGTCCAAGAAAAATTAGCCAAGCAATTTACTGGATCCAATGCCGCTTTTCTAGAGACTTATGCTGGCAAGATGACAATTCTTACAACCGCAGCAGGAGAGGCTTCGGAAACTATCGGTAAAGGTTTAGTAGAAAGCCTTTCAATCTTGGCTGGAGAAGGCAACACTGTCCAGCCTATTGCAGACTCTATGCAAGACTTGGCGACTTATATCAGCGAAGTTATTACAGGCCTTGCAACAATGATTGCAGAGTTTAAGAAATTACCTGGGGTTCAAAAATACGTCACCGAGATATTCCCTTCATATTTGCGCAATACTCCAATTGGTTCCATCTTAGAAGGCCTGCGAAAGTTTGCACCTACTACTACCCCGGGGATGGGCGGCTATCCATCATCTGCCCTAGGTGGCACTTACATCGATCCTAACGAGGCAGCTCGCAAGAAGGCAGAAGCGGCAGCAGCCAAGCGCGCCCGTGAATTAGCAGCACTACAAAAGAAAACTCTGGACACACAGAAAAAACAGAATGCCCTTACCAAGGCGGCTAAGACTTTAGACATCGAGCGCATTAACATTACAGCAGCACTTAGGGGCAAAATTAGCGAGACTGATCGTCTATCTCTAAACCTTCAACTAGCCTTGCTAAATAAGAATGATGAGCAAGCGACAAAGTTATCGACAGAATTAGAAAACGCTACCAAGCGCCAGCAGATGCTAAACGCTGCGCTATTGGCAACGCCAGAGGCACCAAACCCTTACCGCAACTGGATTCCGCCTGCCTTGCAAAACATGTACGACAGTCAGCAGTATTTCGGCCCTCAAGGTGGTCTTCGCGCTGGCGTAGTTGCAGGCGTCGATCCTCAAGTTAATGTCGTGGTGAATCTTGATGGAAATGCAGTTACTAACGCGATCACAGAGAGCCAAGTAAATCAATCACTATCAGGCACATTTAGCGACGTGAACCGAGTAGCAGCTAGAGGCTCCGTAGGTATTCGATGAGCCTGCCTGCCACGATATCGGTCTCATTCGACTTTAGCCAAGGTGCTACCTTTGGCTATCCGTTTACTATTGGCGACCCTATCAACGGCGTTATCGGCGTGTCTCAATTTGCATCGACAGAAGTTCCCGATCCAGTAGTCGATTTGAGCAGTGTCGCCCGATCCATCAAGATTAGCCGTGGCCGTAACATCATGCGAGATACCTACGAGACTGGCAATTGTACTGTCCGTGTCCTAGACCCCGATTCTTACTTCAACCCTCAAAATACATCCAGCCCGTACTACGGCTATCTGACTCCACTTCGCAAGATTCGTGTCGCAGCTACTACCCCAACTACCCAGCACTTTCTATTCTCGGGTTATGTCGATTCATATAAGTATTACTATCCAACAGGCCAAGAAATTGGTTACGTCGATATTATCTGCAGCGATGCCTTTAGATTATTTCAGATGGCTAACGTTTCGACAGTAAGCGGAGCAACCGCAGGCCAGACCACAGGCACACGCATTACTAAGATACTTGACCAAGTCTCATTCCCTACATCAATGCGTATCACTGACACAGGATCTACCACAGTACAGGCAGACCCGGGGACGGCTCGTCCAGCCCTTGCAGCTCTTAAGGCTGCAGAGTTCGCAGAGCAGGGCGCGTTCTTTATTCGTACAGATGGCACGGCAGAGTTTAAGGATCGAAACGATGTAGTCGGTTCCCTAGCGGCAGCCCCTATCGAGTTCAATCAGACCACTGGCATCCCATACAGCGACCTTAAGTACGCCTTCGATGACAAGCTCATCATCAACCAAGCCAGCATGACACGCATCGGTGGCACGGCGCAGACAGCAGTGAACGTCGATTCATCTGCCAAGTACTTCCCTCATGGCACTACTGTCACCGAGATGATCCCAGAGACCGATGCTCAAGTTCTTGACATTGCTAAGATTTATGTAGCAACCCGAGCCGAGACCACAATCCGCATCGATCAGATGACAGTCGATTTATTGGATACATCAGTCCCAACCGACACAATGATCGGCCTTGATTATTTTGATAACGTCAAGATCACTAACATTCAGCCAGACGGCTCTACAATCGTCAAGACCTTGCAAGTGCAGGGCTTGGCATGGGATATCACACCCAATTCAATGAAGTGCACAGTGACAACACTTGAGCCTATAGTCGAGGGATTCATCATCGGATCATCGACTTACGGTATAATCGGACAATCCATAATGGGTTACTAGGAGAAAACAATGGCAACAGGCTTTCCAGCATCAACAGGCGATATCTTTACAGCCGCCGACTATAACGGGCTAGTAACCTTTGAGGTCAAGGCTGATCAGACAGCAGACTATACGCCAGTCTTGGCTGATCAGTATCAGGTGTTGATCCCTATGAACAAGGCAACAGCCGTGAACTTCACCATCCCTACCAATGCTTCGGTTGCCTATCCTGTCGGAACTGTCTTGACTGTACTCAATAAAGGCGCAGGGGCTTGCACCATCAAGGCAGTTACCTCTGGCACTACTACAATCCTTTCGGCTGGAGCAACAGCAGCTCAGCCTAGCCTTGCTCAATATAAGTCTGCTGCCTGCATCAAGACCGCAACCGATACTTGGTACATCGTGGGTGCAATCGCCTAATGTTAAATAACATTGCAGTATTTTTAGGGGAAGGCGGTGGTGCTGCCAACTCCTATGAGTCTATCCAGACCTACACAGTCGGGGCAGGCGGTCAGGCTACGATCTCCTTTACCTCAATTCCTAGCACCTATAAGCATTTACAGATTCGCGCTTTATCAAGAATCACAAGCGCGTCAGAAATTAATCTTGCTGTTGGCTTCAACTCTGACACGGGATCAAATTACACGGGGCATTATCTTTATGGCGATGGATCGAATACCGCATCGGCTGCTTTGGGACCAAGTATAGCTCCGCCATTTGCTATCCGAACAAGCAACTCAAACGCTACTTCTGGAGTATTCGGCGGAGCAGTTATGGACATTCTTGATTATGCCAACACTAATAAATATAAGACAGTAAGAACATTGAGCGGCGTGGATAACAATGGCTCGGGTTCAGTATTTTTTGTCTCTAGTTTATGGATGAGCACAAACGCAATCAGCAGGGTTGATATCACGACATCAGCTTTAATTGGTCAGTACTCATCATTCGCTCTCTATGGAATTAAGGGGTAATCATGCCAACTCCAACTTATGACAAGATTCAGAGCACGACGCTCCCGAGTTCCACGCAATTCATTACTTTCAGCGCGATCCCTGCAACCTACACCGATCTAGTTCTAGTCTTTCAGGCAACAGCAGCTAGTGCGAACATGAACTTTGACATCCGTATAGGTAATGGGACAGTAGACAGCGGTAGCAATTACAGCATGACCTATCTACTTGGCGGTACTGGTGGAGCGCAGAGCAATAGAACCTCAAACCAAGACAGATTGCGCGTCGGTAATTCAGCCTTCGTTCAATCATCTGGCGGAGTGTTCACGGCTATCAGTCAGTTTATGAACTACGCCAACACGACTACAAATAAGACAATAATTAGCCGTGACGGCAATGTGAATCAGAGTGTAGTCGAGTCTTCGGTAGGACTGTGGAGAAGTACCTCTGCAATTAACATCATGACAATGGGCGACTTCGGTGGTGCAACTATGGCTGCTGGAACTATCGCAACTCTCTACGGAATAAAGGCGGCCTAATGCCTACATTTACTCAGATCGGATCAGCCGTCACAGTCGGAGCAGGTGGGGCGGCATCGATTGACTTC